TTGAGATTCTTGTGGAGCGCGATGGAATGGATTGGGAAGAGGCACAAGAGTATTTTTCCTTCAATGTGGAGGGTGCATATGTTGGAAAGCAAACTCCAATGTTTGTGGAACGCTAAATAATTATTGATGAGCCGTGAACTACCCCTATGACAAGCATAGGGGCTTCAAGGCATATTTTTTGCCTTTCTTTTTAAGAACTTCATCGCCAGTGCCTTTAGTTGCTTTAGAAACAACCTCTGGTCTTACCTTAGCTCCATTCCTGTAATCGTCCGTTCCAGACGATTTGATGCTTAATGCTCTACGCAAAATATTTTTTGATGCATTAACATCTCTGTCATGTATTGTGTTGCATTGTGAACAAGTCCAAGACCTTTCATCCAACGAAAGGCTTTCTTTAACATTGTCACAGCAACTACATGTTTTTGATGATGGATAGAAACGATCAATTACAACCACTTCTCTTCCATACCATTCTGCTTTATACTTTAATTTGGTCACAAAGCTTGACCATGCTACGTCTGATATTGCTTTAGCGAGTTTATGGTTCTTAACCATTCCTTTCACATTGAGGTCTTCTATTGCAATCAGATCGTAGTCTTTTACTAACTTAGAAGAAACTTTGTGTTGCATATCGTTACGAGAATTGGTTATCTTCTCATGTACTTTTGCAACAGCTATTCTAGCTTTGTCTCTTCCTTTTGATCCTTTTTGTTTTCTACTTAAAATTCTTTGCTTTTTAGCTAACTTAGCTTCATACTTCTTAATGAACTTGGGATTACAATATCGTTGCCCTTCTGAAGTAATGATGAAATCTTTTAATCCCAAATCAATTCCTATGTTCTTTCCAGTTTTTTTGTGCTTAGTTAGTTTTTCTACAACACACAGAATGGAAATATAATATTTTCCAGATGTGCTTTGAGAAATGGTTGCTGATTTAATCTCTCCTTTGAGTTCTCTATGTCTAACAAACTTTAAGCCTTCTTTGAACTTTGGAATTTGAATTGTATTGGGCGTTTTTAAAGAAATATGTTGAGGAATTTGAAATGAATTTTTATTTTTCTTCGATTTAAAACAAGGAAACTTCGATTTTTTTCTAAAAAAGTTTCCATATGCTGTTTCCAAATTCATTAGAGTTGATATAAGAACTTGAGAATTAACTTCTTTCAACCATTGAAACTCCTCATCTTTCTTTTTCTTTACAAGATTAGCAGCACATTGATTGAAGTTCAATGTGGTTTTGTTTTCCAAATAATGCTTTTGTTTTTCCGATAGGAAATGGTTATAGATGAACCTAGTACAACCAAAGTGCTTAGATAAAAGAACTTCTTGCTCCTTTGTAGGAAGCAAACGAAACTTAAATGCTTTATGCATTTCGTTCTCTTTTAGCTCTTGACCTTTTCCAATCATCTATTATTATTATTATTTAGTCTTGAACAATTGATTTTTTTAGAAAAAATGAAAAATACTAAAAATAAAATGGTGTCGATTCAACCCACAGGGTGAGCCTGTGGGTTTTCTCAACACGAATACAACAATAAATAACTCCATGAGCCACAAAAAACGCTCCCCTCGAAAGAGTGGAAAAACCGCAGGGCTTGAGAATACTCAAGCGGTAACTGAAAAGAAAAAAGATACAAGTCCTTATGTTTATCAGAGAGAAAAAATCGATTTTTCATTAAGCCTAAGAGACATTCCTTGGACGGAAAAGCAAAAAGAAATCATAGATACCGTCATTGATAAAAAGGCAAATATGGCATTAATTGACGGAATTTGGGGTTCAGGTAAAACGTTAATGGCTGTTTATACTTGTTTGAAATTATTGAATCTAAAAAAGATTTCAAATATTCTTTATGTTAGAAATATTGTTCAAAGTGGAACTGGAACATTGGGTTGGCTCGGGGGTGACCTTCAAACTCGCCTAAGTCCTTATATGGTACCGTTTTATCAAAAACTTGAGGAATTAATTCCAGAGAATCAAGTTAAAAAATTAATACAAGAACAAATAGTCGAAGCTCAACCTGTGGCACTTTTAAGAGGAACATCGTATAATGCCTATGGAATCATTATCGATGAAATGGGGTGTATGTCCAAAGAAGATATTATGCTGACGCTTTCCAGAGTTGGAAAATTCAGTTATGTATTTGGTATTGGTGACTCTTGGCAAGTTGACATTAAAAATTCCGGATTCAGAAATATGTTCAACATATTCAATGATGAAGAATCAAAAGAGCATAAGATTTTCACATTTGAATTGCAAGATGAAATGGATGTTATGCGAAGTGACTTTTTGAAATATGTCATGAAAAAGGTAAGAAACTTAGACAATAAATAACTCCATGAAATTCAATGATCTTGTTTCTCTAGTTTTGGAAGGAGATTTCGATCCGTTATACGATACAAATCCCGAAAGCCTTTCAGATTTAGAAATTCAAAATCTTGAACCTCAAGTTGCTAGAAAACTATCCATAGAAGATCATAGTAAAAGAATTTTTACAATAGTTCTAAACAATCATAAATTCAAAACCCATGCAACAAGCAAGAATGAAGCTATTGGGAATATTGGGTTTAGACTTGCAAGTGATGCAAAGGTTTTTCCAAATTTAGTAATTCACAAACTACACAAGAATGGAACGAAGGTTTTTGATGAGAAGTGGAATATTAAATACTGATTATGACATTCGACAAATTATGTAATTCTATTTTAGAGAGAGCCTTTCACGGAACATCACATGATGTTGTCGGTAACTTTTCATTAAACAAAATAGGAACTGGTGAAGGCAATATTGCATATGGTTGGGGTTTATATTTTGCAGAAAGTCCAGAAATTGCAAAAGGTTACAAGAAAGGATTAACACATAAGGATTTCTTGAGAAAGGTTTCTGAAGTGTATGATGAATATTCTTCACCAGAAGAAGCAGATGATGCACTTGAGAATGCAGGACTTACGCCAAGTCAACTTGCACTTGTAAAAGCATTACAGAAAGAAGATTGGTGGGGTTTTGATTATCCACACCAAGCTGTTAATGCAGCATTAAAAGAACCACAACATTTTGAACATGGTGAAGAAGTGGACAATGCATTGGAAAACTTTGGTAATCTATATGCTGTGGATATAAATGCCGATAAAGAAAATGATTTTTTGAATTGGGATAGTCCTGTTTCAATGGAATCCGAAAAGATAAAACAAGTATTTGATGAAGTGAATTATTTGGATTTATATGCACCAAGTGGAATAGCATTTCGTGATTATGTTTCTGTAACAGGTGAAGAGCCGAAGTCTTCGGAAATATATAAATCCCTTTCTAAAAAGTTCTCCCCACAAAAAGCATCTGAATTGTTTTTAAAACATGGCATCAAAGGGATTCGTTACTTGGATCAACGAAGCAGAGAAAAGGGAGACGGAACTTATAATTTTGTTATATTTGATCCAAGTGTTATTCAAATTGTTTCCAAGAATGGTGAATTTGTAATGGCATCCAAGACACCAGAAAATGTAGAAGTTTGATTCAAATAATAGTTTCGTTTATCTATTAGAAAATATTCTATAATAAATAATACTATGCGTGATAGGGATAGTTTAATTTTAGAGAGTTTGTATTCTTTTATACTTGAGGGTAAAAAGGAAACGATTGATTATCTTCAAAAAAATGATGCGGATCAAGATACTATCGCATTCTTCACAAAACAAGATAATAAAGGAAAACCACTATTCCCCACAGATCATGCCGTTGTATTATTCAATTGGATAAAGAATAATCCTATTAAATTGGAAGATGTCGAGAGGGATTACAATGATTTCAGAAAGTATTTTCCAAATAAGAACCTAAAAGATTTTAGAGATTATATGGATTTCTCAGAGCAAGTTCATGCCAAATCTGGTGAGAAGTCTTTTGCTCAAAGAAATAAAGAAGAGAGTGGTGACATAGATGTTCATGGGGTTGATAAAGAGAATGTCATTGCAGACGATGAGGATGTCTTGATCCTTAGAGGAGATGATGAACATAAGTGTGTAAAATATGGTAAAGGTTATAGTTTTTGCATATCAAGACCCTATGGTGGAAATATGTATGGGAACTATAGGTTGTCAAAAGAATCCACATTTTATTTCGTTTATTTTAAGAAAATTCCAAAAGAAAATCCAAAGCACATCATGGTATTGGATAGGACTAGAGATGGATGGGAATGGACATTTGGTGAAAACAGCACAAAAGTTATTGAAGGTGGTTGGGATGAAGTTATTGAAACATTTCCAGAACTTGAGAAGTATGAGGACGCTTTTATTAATAAACCACTTACTGATGAAGAAAGAGATTATCAACGAAAACTTTCAGGATTTGCAAGAAATCCCCGAAAAGAAAAATTCGAACAATTTTCATATAAAGAGAAAGCGGATGTATTAAAATTTGGAATGGAAATACCAGAGGATTTGTTTGATTCGTTGGACAAATTTTTAAGAAATGAGTATATTTCCGTTGGGCCAAATATGGATTTAGATATATTTAATAAATTAAACGACAAAGAAAAAGAAAGATACATTAAAGTTAGAAAGACAATAATAAATCAACGAGGATTTAAAACAAAAATAGATTTTGAAATTTTAAAAACTCTTAAAGAAACAGATGCTCCTATTTATTATTCCGCTCGTGAAAGTGGTGATAACCCCTTAACAATGGAAGTAAATTTACCATTATTGGAAAAATGTGGTTATATTAATTGTGATTATGCTATAAAAATAAATATGCCAGAATTGAGAGAGTTTAAATCGATTACTTTTAATGGTAGAGAGATGAATCTTCCGAAATTAGAAAAGGGAGAAATTCTTCGTTTAATGCATATGATGGAAATTGATCTTCTTAATTTAAAAAAATGTGCAATTCTCGATTTTTATGGCGCGAAAAAAATAAATTTACCAGAATTACAAGAATGCGTGGGTGGTATGAATGCTCCAAATGCGATAGAAATAAATTTACCACAATTGCAAAAAATTCACGATATTAGAGCCGATAATGCAAAAAAATTAAATATACCACAATTGCAAGAATGCGGTGATATCGAAGCTTATGAGGTAATTGGTGTATTAAATTTACCGCAATTACAAAAAAGTGGTTTTATTAGTGCCAATCATGTATTAGAATTAAACCTACCACGATTGCAAGAAAGTGGAGAAATTAATGCTAATCTTGCAAAAAAAATAATTATACGAAAACATCTTTTGCGAAATTTGATATTACATTCACAGGATACTCAAATAATCCATCCAGAGGATAATCAAGTCAATGAGTCAAGAACACCGAAGTTCAAAGAATTTGTTGCAAATAAGTATTTTTAAATAATAGTTTCGTTCACCTATTAGAAAATCCTATCCAATAGAGCCGTGCATTAATCTAATGGGGCATCTGGACGATCACTAAAATATGAACTCATTGCCATATCTCTTTTTGCAATACCTTGAAGATATTCTTCTACATTTGATATGGCTTGATCATCTTCAATAGGGCCAATGATTACATTATCAGGGTATATATCGCTTAAAGAAAGATAATCGGTAGTTGGGTTGTAATCGTAGATTTTATATTTTATTCTATCTTTTTCGTTTTTAGATGGTGCAATATACTTGCCAGTAATAAAATATCTTTGTTGATCTTCTACATTAATTTTACCATCTTCAATAGTTGTTACCTTCAGAAGATGTGCATTGGTTCCATCTTTTCTGGAATAGACA